ATGTATTGTCATATCGTTGTAGATATTTATACCGCCCTACCATATATATTTTACTTGTCGCGCGCACTCTTTCTATTGTGGCAAGTTGTACACAAGCCTTGTAAGTTATCAGGCGATAGTTTCGCTCCTCCTAATCTAATACTCAGTATGTGATCTACTACAACAGAACTAACAAATATATTCTTCTTCTCACATTCTTTACATACAGGATCACGCTGTAGTATCATAAGCCTAAGCTTACGCCATTGTCTGCTATTATAAAAGCTTGCATTACTTTTATCTATATTAGTGAACGCTCTAGCTTTGTCCTTAATGTAAGTACTACGAGCTTTAACAGCAAATGTGTTTCTATTTCCTTTTGGAATACTAGGCATCATTTAACCTTTCTAATACCATTGTAATTAAGTTCTCCATCTTCTGCTTATAGTATTCTTTAAATGATAACATACTTTTCTCCTGTTGATGTAATAAATACAATGCTTCTCTTAGTCTTTGACTATGTGTCTTACTTCTTATATCCTTTAGATCTTTAGTTGTCTGCTCTATGACATTCTTTTGCTCATCACTTATATCACCTGTAGATAGTAATAGTAGTACTTCTTTACGCCTGTAATCAAACAACTCAGCACATTTATTACCATCTAATTCAGGTGTACCAAACGTAAGCTTTAGGCTACCATCAGCTCTAGTTGCTATCGCTTCTAATCCAGCTGGTAAAGTTATTGTCATACTTTAGATATTGTATCAACCAAAGTCATAACATCCTCATTAGATATTACGCCTAATAATCTACCTAACACTATAAGACCTGTAATAATATACATAATCATTTTTGGCCAATTAACCTGACCTGGTTTTGTAAATCCATCCTCTCTGATGTTATCTTGTATTTCTTTAATAACATTTCCGAATGGTAATGCTGGTACAATACCCTTTGCTACTTCTTTAATAATTTTTTTTAGCTTCATTTGTTCTATCGTTTATAAAATAATTTTCTAATGTTTCTATACATTCATCATAACCTTTACATAATACTGCTAAATATCCTCTGTCTAATAAATCATCTATCCAATCTTTCTGTACTTGACTAGCATAACAATTCCTATGTAATTTAATTTCAATAAATAATCCATAATAACCTCCTCTAGCAGCACATATTTGTAAGTCAGGAAAGCCAGCAACATAACCTGTAGCCTTTGCTTTTTTACGCTGTGATATATGCTTTTGATATTGTCCACCTAAGCTAGCGCAGTATCTTACATAAGGCCATCTTTTTTTTATATAATTAACTACAGCTGTTTGCAATTCTGCTTCCGTCTTATATTGTATTATCGCAGCTCTTAGTTTCAATTTTTATATGTTTTAATACTTGATCAAATTTATGATAAAGTGCTATACAACTTGCATACATCTTAGCTGTCTTTTTTTCCATTATTTGATCTAACTCCACTCTATCACCTTTTAATCTTCTTTTTCTTAAATCAGCTTGCCAATATTTATTAGCTTCTTTTTTGTATTGCTCTATTTCTTCTTTTGTTAGCTTTATTAGTTTTTTAGCCCAAAAATGATTAAATATAGCATAACTAGCCCAATTAATTTTAGGCTCTTTCATAGATTTTCTTTCTTCTATGTAAGGTAAAATACATTTTTCTGTAAATTCTTTTTCTATGTCAAGAATTTCTATATCTGACGGCTTAACTTGTTGTATAGTAAAATTAGTGCTTTTGTAGTTCCTGATTTTTTTAGCTTTATAGTTTCTATAAGCAGTTAGCACTTTGCCAAATGTAATAGAATCTAATTTTTGATACATTTCAATTCCTAACTCTCCAGCAACCCCTAATCTAAATGCGTGTTTTATTTCGTCTGTGCTAAAGTTACCAAAATTTTTTAATATTACGCCATTTAATACGCTCTCCTCTAATTCGTTTAGTTGATTATCTTTTTTTACATTAAGAAGCACATAAAGATAGTTAATAAGCTCTATTATCTTATTTGGGCTGTCTAAGTGTTTAATTCTTTGCTCTCTGTATTGCCTACTATAGACTAATTCCAAAGGTGCGTTCTGTGTCAAAATCGCTAGCTCGTTTTTCATTTTTCTTAGTATTTATATTATCTCGTTTAAGCCAATTCTTAGCTGTTAAGTATAAGTTTTTATATTTAGTGTTTCCTTTATAATTTTCAATTTGATCTAAAATATCATTTACCTGTTGTTTATTATACTTATTAACTAACTTTTCATAATCACCTAAATTAATTTGCAGGTGTGAGAACTTTCTATATATTCTTTCATTAACATTAACATTATCATTTACATTAACATTAACATTAACATTAGCTTTAGGTTTGGTTAGCTTTTGGTTTTGTTTTGGTTTAGGTTTGGTTTTAGTTTGGTTTGGCCTACCACCTTTTTTACTATTTTCCCATCGTTTGTGATTAGCATCAAGCTGAGGCTTAATAAGACTAAACAAGGCTTTACCTAAATTATCAAGCTCTAATTCTTTGCGATCTAAAGCATAACTGCAAATCGCATAATAAAGATCGGCAGCTTGCTCAGGTTCTAGCGTCTTTGTTGCTTCGAAAAAACTTCTATAAAATATAAAACTATCTCTCATAATATTGTTAATTGAACATCAGGTTTATAACTAGCATCATATTTCTTATTATTACCTTTTGGATATGGTTGATTTTTAAATTTAGAATATTTATGAAATGTTTTTTTTTGAGTTTTATTACCTAAAAAATAAATATACCTATGTTTTTCAGGTCTTTGTACCTGATATAATTTATCTCCATGTTTTTCTTTTAATTTTTGTATTCTGTTGTTTTGAAATGCAAATTCATCCATTAGCGTTCTTGAGTGTTTGTTTTCAGAACCTTTTAATTTCCAATCTTTCTGAGTATGGCTTTTTCCTGTATATATAAAATTACACGCTTGATATATATATCCATTATGACCTACGGATTTGTCTGCATAAGATACAATTATTAAAGGTTTTGGTAGCATTTTTAAAGATCTTGAAACAAAAAAAGAATTTATGTTTTTAGGCAAATTATCATTTGTACATAATCTATTTAATTCATAAACTAAGTGCATAAACTTTTCTCCACATATAGATTTCTTTACTACATTAGGTATTGCGTTTCCAAAAGTACAAACTCCTACTAATAATTTATTTTCAAACAAACCAAATGAATAAGATATACTTGGTAGTCTTTTTAAATAATGCTTTTTTAATAACCATTCTTTATAATTATTAATATTAATACTTACTACTTTAATATTACACATTTTTTTATTATATTTGCGCTCTAGTATTTTTTTCATAATCGGGTTAGTTATAAAGGAGCGTCATTTGTTTGACGCTTTTTTGTTATTATAAACTTTACTCCGTCTATTTCTACAGCTCTTACTACATTGTTATTTATCCATCTGTAAACACTCTGTACAGATACCCTCTGCTGTTGTGCATAAGTTTGCACCGATATTAAATTTTCTGTATCTACTAACATAATTAAAATGGTAAATCTGTTGTTTCTCTTTTTTCTCTTTTTACTGCTTTATACTCTGTGTTCATTACCCAATCAACAAACACATTAGCTAATTTTAATATAGCCTCTGCATCATCTCGCTTGACACATTCAGCAGCTGCTTTTAAACAGCTCTGTTTTACAATCATTTTTTGTACATCATCGCCACGCTGTGCTTTTTGTATATTATTATAATTGCCATCTCTACTAGGTGAAGCTTTAAAATTATATACAGGTTTTATTTTAGGGAATTTAGGCTTTGATGTGTCATATATATAATCTACCTGACTACCTTGTACAAAGTTGTTTTGTGTAGCACTTATGCTATTATACTCGCCTACATCTCCATTTTCCATTTCAACCTCATATTTATAAAAAGTTTTACCTTGAAATTCAAATGTTCCGTTAGCCTGTACTGACTTTACTACATCATTTTTTTCCATCTTTATTTAATTTAAGTTTATTTAATTGATCTATTGTTAAATGATAGGGTGCATAAGTAATATGATCCCAATTATTCTGCTCTCTAAGTCTTTTAATGTTGGCTAGTATTTTTTTGCCTTTACTTGTCATCATCTGTCAAAAGTTTAATTAAGTCCTGATTAAGTTTTAAAGCTCTATGTAAGTTATTTAGAGTACCATTATCAGTACCACCTATGCTAGTGATACAAGTTAAATTAATAAGGTTTACTAATTCGAGCTGCTGGCTTTTAAGTTGTTTTAGCATTTTCTTTTTCATAATTAGTTATTTTATTTGTGTTCAAAGTTAAACTTTTAACCTTTAACTCCAAATAATTATAAAACTTTTTTTGTAATAGTATTATTTAGCTCTAATAAATTCGTGTTTGATTTTTTGATTCTCGTAGTAGAATCTTAGCCACCATGCGCCCAATGGCTTAGGTGGTCGGCCTCTTTCTCTATGATAATTTTCTCCTGGTAAATATTCCTCTTTATATGTAGGTAAGCATATATGCTCTTGCTCATCTAAGTAAATATTTCCTTTATGATTAACTCGCTCTCTAGGTATAGATATTTGCCAGCTTTCGTGTATATGACCGCTTACACATATTTGCGCATCAGGTAAATATACTGCCTTTCTGTTTGTTTGTATTACACCCCTAGTAACTGGGCCTCCCCCTCCGTAACCATGAGTAAAATTAAGTATTACAGGAGTAAGCCTTGTGCTTCCTGATGCTTTTTTAAAACTAAATTTAACATAACCTGTGTAAAGTCCTTTAGTAAGATTTGTGCCGTTTTTATAATTTAGTGTAGTAACGAACCTTTCTATTAAATCTGTTTCGTGATGTCGTCTAATTGCGCTCTCATGATTGCCCTCAGCCACTAGAGCAAACATATCTGCATAGGGACTAAACCAATCTACGGCAGTATTAACTACAGCATCCAAATAATTATCAACCTGATGCTCAGGTCTAAGGTCATTCTTTGAGGCTCTCCTATCGTATTTACCTTGCATAACACAAAATAAATCTCCAAAATCCAAAATTTTAGCATTTCGCTCTCTAGCCTTATCTAAGTGTGTTTTTTGTAGTTTTCTATCTGAGTGTGGATTATCAAAATGCCGATCAGATGAAAGTAGATACCATTGTTCCCAGCCAGCTTTATACTCATGGTCAATAACTAATACTTGTGGACTTATTCTTTTAATCTTAGGCATTATCTATAATAATTAAATTAAAACCATCAGGCGCATTATCTAAAAGCTGTGCCATAGTTTTACGGCTGTAAGTTATATCACACTCACCATCTTTATTTATATCGTAAAAGTCAGATCCTACTGCTATACAACCTCTAAGTTGTGTGTAATAGTTTGCTGGATGTATTAAAATATAATCTCTATTTTCTACGTTTTCAACCAAATAATGCTTTCCGTATTTTTCTGATGTTCTAGGTTTAACATTATACTCACCTGTAGGTATGCAACTGATGTTTCTTTTATTATTATTGTCAGGCAGTTCTAAAGTGCAACATTCATATTCTATATCTAAGCCCTTAAATATAAATAAACGGCCTAATGTTTGTTTTCTATTTTGATTTAACCTAATTAAAACTGCTCGAATCATTTATAAAGTTTTTTCTTAATGTCTTTTATATCTTCCTTAATTTCTAAAAGATCGTTTTTTGTTGTCGCTATTGTTTGCAAAATTAAATCGTTTTGCATCTCAAACTCTACTCTTGTGACTTCAGGCTGTATTGGTATTGGAAGTTTTTTAGCTTCTTCTATATCTTTTTGTAATACAATCCATTCACCTACAAGCAAAAAGATAAAGCCTCCTATAGTTATAATATTTTTAAGACTTATGTTAAATGTTTGTTCCTCCATAATTATATTCTCTCTAATGATATTTTTGCACCATATACAGTTCTAGTGGTTGTTCCTGGTGTAAATTTTATACTTAGATAATGACTAGCAATTCCTGATTGTCCTGACGATAAAGCCTGATTAGTTCCCACGCTTGGCGAACTTGTTAAAGCAGTTGCTGTAGCAGTATCTGTTTGACAAGCGTAAACATCAAATGTTGATGATGTTGAACTGCCGTCTACTTGAACGTGAGTTGCGCGATAACCTATCGGCACTTGGAATGTAGCGTATAATGATCCTGATGCGTTGTCTAATCTTACTGAGCCGCCGTTAGTTGCACTATGTCCAGGCTTACCTCTATCTGAACTTAATACGAAATCAACAGCTGTTAGATATGCAGTTAAATCAAATATGTTACCAATATTAGTTCCTCTCAACTCAGCATCTGCTAAAAAATCAACAGATGTATCTTTAAAAGTTGCTATAGTCAATTCACCTGAACCTCCTGCTGATGATGTGTTTGCTCTTATTTGTACTTCGCCATTTGAAGCTCTATTTGATAATACTACAATATTTGTAGCATAAGCACCTAACATAACTCTGTTTGTACCTCCACTATCTAAATATTGAATTGTTGAGCTAGTTCCTCCAGCTACGTCAGCACCTAAAATAATATCAGCACCAGCATTTAATTTTGTGTTAGTGTTTGTTCCCCCAATAGTAAGCTCGTTAGCTCCTGTTATTTTTAATAAATCAGTACCAGCAAAAGCACCGCTGTTATTAAATTGTACTTGTGTGTTTGATCCTCCTGGTGTCCCACCTCCTGTTATTACATTTGTTAAATCATAAATTAATGGACTTATTAAAGATCCTATAGGATAAGTTCGTGTAGTAGTAAAAGAAGCTGTATCAATTTGTGTATCTGAAGTAGATGAATCTCCGCTAGCTGTTAATACTAATGGATTAGTACCATCAGGATAAGTTAAAAGTAATTTTTGGCCATCATATACTTTACCTTTACTTGCTGCGCTTAGTTGAATTTTTGTTTCTGTTGTTCCATGTGATAGTTGAGCATTTAAAGCACCATAACTATTTTCATCTCTAATCATTCTACCAGCTACAGAGGTTTGTTGTGTAAATCCTCGTACAGGTCTAACAGGATTTGGTGGTAAAGGTCCAGGTCCATCAGGCTCACTTGTAGTAGTTATATTTGTTGTTACAGAATTTACCTTAAACCATTCTCCACTCAGTATTTCAGATTGACCTTTAAAAGTACCTCCTAAAAATGAATAATATTTAAAAGCACCATCATTATTAATAGAATACTTTACAAGTTTTAAAGGTGAAATGTCAGCACTTTGTATCTCAGCCTGTAATATTTCTAAAGGCTCTATTTGTAATTGTAAAAATTCTTCTACTAATAATTGAGATGCATTTACATAAGTACCACTATTACCTCTCCTAAATCCAGGAACAACTAAATTAAGCGCACCTCCGTATTGAAAAGAATATAAATTATTAATTGAGCTTTGTCCTAAATTAACATCACCTAAATCAAATTGTTCTATTGCGGTGTTGTTAGTTTGTGATGCTGTAAATATTATACCATTTGACACGTCATTATCTTGATTGTTATCAGTAGGTATTAAAACAATGTTTTCACACGTTGTAAATTCTTCTACAGGTGTTGGATTATTTAAGTTGCCAAAAACAGGATCAGGGTTTGCTTGTGATGCTACATAGGCTTGTGAATAATTATTGTTACAATCAAATTCAATATAAATATCACCTGAAAATGGCGGCTGCTCTACAATAGCACTAAATCTTAATTTTGTAATAAATGTAATATGTGTACCTGAAGAATTAGGAATTGCTCTACAAGGGCCATCAGTAAAAGAAGCATTATTAAAAAAGTTTAAATTTGTTACAGGCCCAACTGCCATTAAATCGTTGTTTACAGGATTGGTTGGGTTTGCCTCATAACCTCTTTCAATACTTATAGATGTAGATGCAGTTTGCCAAGTTAATACGTTACTTTGTGTAGATTGTGTTAAATATCTATTGTTTGAGCCGTCTGTTATTCTTATTTTTAAAGTACCTGTTGTCTTGTAACCAGCTGACAAAACAAAATAATCTGAGGCTATTGTACCAGCTGCAATAGTAAAACTAAAATCTGATTTTAGTATTTTTTCTCGATGTTTAGTATCAAAATTTAAAAGCAACTCACCCTCTAAGCCTGATTGTAATGAGCCAGCATAAAATTCAGATGTTAAGTCTTGCCCTGATCCTACACTAAAATTAGAAAAACCTCCTTTATGATTTACAGTAACTCTTTCAAAACTTGGCTCGTAACTAATTGTAGAGCCTTGTAAGACAACATGACTAGATTGATCTATAGTAAGAAGCGTATTTATTGTAAGCGGATTAGATGTGTTAGAAACTAATCCTGAATTATATTCGTAAGCAGTTATTTGACCTGTTGTGTTATTAGCTAAATTATTTGGCTGTATATAATTGTAATGTCCCTCTGCTAAAAATCCTACTGTGTTAAATGATTTTAGAACTCCATCAAAAACATTAGCTGGTTTAAATTTAAAAGGATCTTGATCTTCTATAATATTGCCGTCATCATCATATTGTGTTGGTTGGCTTACAAAACCTTTTGACACTCGATATAATAGAGCTGGATCGTTTGAGTTATATGTATGTACTGATGACCACCAATCTAAGCTAGTTCTTAAATATGTATGGTTATGTGGTACAGGAGCTAGTTCACCATACGAGGCTTTATTAAGATTCATATCAGCAGCTAGAGTAAATAATATTGATCTTATTTGATGAGATGCGTTTTTTTCTGTTTCATTTGCAAAAAACTCGTCTTTTTTCTTTTTCCAAAGGCCGTAAGAATCAGTAGCTGTTAGATTAAATTGATAAGGATATGGAGCATTTTCTATAGCGTCATACGCTGGTTGCACCCAACCAAACCACCAAAGATTATCATTATTAACTGCGCCTCTATATATTCTAATAAAGTAATGTTCATAGCCTAAAGAAAATGAATCAAATAAAAAATTCTCATCAACATCATTTTCAACTATATAATTTAACTTACACTCTGAGCCTAAAAATACTCTGTCCCTTGTTCCTCCGCTTCCATTCCAAGTAATCTCAAACCCCTCTCCACCTGTATTAAATTCTAAAGCTGGATCAAAATATTTTTTTAATGTTATTGATTTTACATCACCAACAAAAGACGTAGTAGGGTCTAAAGATAAAGTTGTTCCATTAGCTGTTACAATATATGTAGTTGTACCAACAGAATTAAAAGTCCCTGTGGATGCTGTACCTAATTTTACTCTCATAAAACTACTTATGCTTGTTTCTCCACTAGATAATCCTAAATCAACTGTAACCTCATATTTTTGACCGCTTTCAAGTATATTACCACCACCTAACACATAAATTAAATCATCAGTATTACCTGATGTATGCCTTGCTGCACCTCCATTGTCCGAAGTCCAAGCCCAGCCAGGAATTGCTGGTTGTCCTACTCCTTGCCAATATAGTAAAAATGTTTGGCTAGTCGGAAATTCTCTTGCGTTTGCTGCTTCAGGGTAAAGGGAATCTGAGCCGTCTGATTCTTTGTCAGCGTAATCTTTTTTCCAAATTTCAATATTCCAATCTGTACCCTTTTCACCTTTTATATTAGAATATCTGTATTTACCAAATCTTAAAGCCATATCTAGCGTCTGCTTTTTCTTCTTTGTGCTTTGTCAAACACTATTAGTAAATCATCTCCTGTAATTCTTACATTTGGTATAACAGGGCCTCCTATTTCATTATTTGGCACTATTGTACCTGATGAGCTTGGTACAAATAACTCAGGCCCTTTTTCACCAACTAAACTAACTTTGCCTAATGGTGGCGTTCCTCCACTTGCAAATGAGCCGCCTATCATATTTTTTAAAATACCCCCAAAACTACTTGCTCCGCCTTTAGCAGTTTGAGCCGCTCCTAATCCTGGAATTAATGAAAATACTGCTGCTAACAATGCTGCTTTTACAAGCATAGCTGCAATCTGTTTAGCTAAATCTTTAAATATATTACCTAAACTTACCATAAAATTTTCACCACTAACTATAGCGTTTGCCATGCTTCCAGATAAATCATTTGCTATAGATAAACCAAATTGTTTAGTAGCTTCTTTTAATTTACCTAATTTAATTAGCATATCGCCATAAGTAGTGTCTATTACTTCAGCTTGCTCCTCAAATTCATCAACATCCATTTCATCTAAAGTAACAGCACCAAAAGAAACATCACCACCACCACCAGCAAAGGCTGGTATGCCGCCACCTGTGCCAACTCCAGCACTTGTACCTAAACCAAATAAAGCATCTTTAGCTTTTGTTGCTGCATTACTTACAGCATCACCAAACGATCCAAATTTAGCTGTTACTGCTGGCACTTCACCTTTTAAGCCCTCTAATCCGTCTTTCATGCTTGTAAACGGATTTTTAAATTCTTCTTTACCTAATAAGCTAAGTACTTTATTTATACCATCAATAGCAAGCTCAAAAGGCGTTATAAGCATCTGACCAATATTTAAGAAAGCATTTCCTAAACTTACAGCCATCATTTTACCAATTTGACCTAAAACCTCTAAATTATCAGCTACATATATTGCACCAGCTGCCAATGCTGCTAAACCAGCTACAACAGCACCCAACGGACTCATAAAAAAGCCTACTGCACTAACTAAAGAGCCAAATATATATACTAAAGGCCCAATAGAAGCTAATAAACCACCTAATGTAACAATAGCTATTTTTATACCTCCATCTAAATTATTCCAGGCTGTGATCATTTTATTAATAAATGATATTAATTGATTTAACACAGGGATAAGCATCTCACCTATCTTTTCCATCAAGTCGCCAAACCTGTTTGAAAGTTGTTTAAGACCTCCAGCACCAGCTTTAGCAGCTGCCTTAGCCTGTCCGTCAAATTGTTTTGTTAAAGCTACTACAGCACTATCTAACCTGTCTGTACTACCTACAGCACCCTCAATTTGTATGCCGTATCTACTTAATGCGTTTGTGCTACTACCTACGGACTTAGCTACTAAATCAGCAGCAGCCGTAAGATTCATTCCTTTGGCTGTAGCCATGTCTTGAATTAATGGTGTAAGACGTTGGATAGCTTCTTCTTCTAAGCCCATTGATGCAAGCATAGATTGAGCTGCCATTGTTTCCTCATCACCAAAAATAGTAACATCTTGTAGCTCTCTAGCTTGCTTGGTTAATCCTTTAAAAGCTTTTTCATTACCTTTTAAAGCAGTCATTAACTTAGCCTCTGCTTTGGCTTGCTCATCAAATGCTTTAATAGATGCAGCTCCAAATGCGGCTAAAGGTGCAGTAAGCGTCATGCTCATAGTTTTACCAGCTTTTTGAATGTTTTTACCCATTCTTTTAAAGCTCTTAGATGCTTTTTGCATCTTGCTTGTAAACTCGCTAATATCTGCGCCTAATTTTACTGTTGCTTTTTTAAGTCCCATCTATATTTTATTTTTTTCAGCTCTAGCTCTGTATTTTTTAAGAACTTCTTGTATTTCTTCTTGACTAGCTGTTTTTTTCTGTTTTTTTATTTTATCCCAATCAAAAGGCATTATTTCTGATGGTTTCATTTTGCGTTTTAGGTGAGGTGATAAACATGAATGAACTATCATTCTAGTCTGTTCCCAATGATTCTGCATTAACAACTCTTCTCTTTTAGTATAACCTATCATTTTATTAGTAAAAGAGCGAGGCGTTAAATCATAGAGTTCATCTAAAGTCATGCTTAGTGTTCCTAATCCTTGTTGTTCTAGCTTATCCCAAGTGAACTCATCAGCATCAAACCCCTCGCCCTCTACTGCTTTCCCTTTTTTTGAGGTTGATCTATTTTAAACGCATCAAATATTTCATTTACTTTAGAAAACTCTTCGTTATCTAACCACTCCTCTACATCTTGCACCTTGTACTTAAATGTTTCACCAATTTTTTTAGCTCCGTATTTAAGACCATAGTAGGTAATAATACCTATATGATTCATTTCAGTACCTAGTTTATCTATATGATTAAGCTTTAAATTACATTCATTACAAATTTCTTTTAGGGCTAAATAGCTAAATCTAATTGGTCTTTTTTTACCTCCTATTTCAACTTTTGTCATTTATGCGTTTTTCGTTAATAAAAATCTATGGTCTAACTAATTTTAAGCTAACTGATGTTAAAGTAATATTAGTAGATATTGCTGTATTTTGTATTCTAAAAAATGCGAGATCATTTGTATATCTAATTGTGTGTGTGCCAGCTGAGGCTGGTATTTCAATATTAGCACCTGTTTGCTGAATTTCTAATAATCCTGATGTATATGCTGAAACAGTATATGTTAGCTCAAATTCTTTGCTTGTTTGTATAGCTAGTGTAGTACCACTAGAAGTTTTAGCAAGTAAATTAACAGAGCTAGATCCACTAAAGGTAAAAGTGCCATTTGTTGTATTAATAGAGCCTGTACCACTCCAACCTGTACTAGAATAAAATTGCGTATTTGTTAGCAATTCATTACTTAATCCATTTATAAATAATTGGCCTGTACCTGTAAGTGTACAAGAATACGTTGTATTTTCCTCAACCCCAGCATCAATAGACACGTTAGTAACTGCTACATCTCCTTGATAACATTTTACATCAACAGGATTTTGATAACTTGTATAACCATTTTGGCGAACTAAGTTTTGCTCTACTTGCATTGATGATATTAAAAGTTCTTCACCTGATGTAATACCACCTTTTATACTTGGAAAAATATTTAAAGTGAAATCCGCTGATGTTCCTGATGTTGGTGAAGCGCCTGAGTGTCTAACATATATTCTAGTCCATTCTGTAGTGCTTAGGCCTGTAATATTTTGCTCATTGCCGCCAGCTACGCTTGTAACAGTACCTGGCCCTGATATTTTAGATGTAAATACAACACCTCCATCTATAGTAAACTCATCATTTGAGCCAACAGCTTTAACATAAAAAGTCGCATGATTGTAAAAACCTTGTAGCTTTGTGTTAGGTATTTCAAATTTAACTGAATTATCGCCGTTTGCTGTAGATACTATTTTGCTAGCAGTAAAACCGCCAAACGGATCAGCTTGACTAATAACAAAATTAGCTGAAGTTCCAGCACCATCTGACCAATATGTAGATGTATTATCAATGATGTTAGATGGTACTATATTTCTAACTCTTTCGGAAAATTTAGCGTCAAATATGTTACCTGATTTTAGATCGCTTACAAATTCCTCCGCATTTATGTCAGCGTTTATATTAACTAAAGCCTCCGTAGATATTTCAAAAGATTTTTGTCCTGATTCTAATTGTGAAAATCCGCTTGAATCTTTTGAAGTAACATCTCTTACATCATTATTTAATGTTAAAGATGCGTTTGTACTAAATCCAACAGGCTCATATATTACATCTTGGCCATCTTGTGTAATTTCTATATTTATCGCATTTTCTGATGGCGTAGCTGTGTTTCCTTTTATAAAAATATCAGGTGCTTCACCATTTACAGGGCTAGTAAAATCAAAATATTTATAATCACCAATAGTACCAACTGTACCAGGTGAACTACTATAATTATATAAGACACCCTCTAAAAGTGTTTTTATTGCATTTAACACGTTTGTACCTGTATTAGCTGTAAAAGTAACAGATTTATTGTACTCGTAGGAGGTATTTTGTGATCTATAATGACCATTTAATAAAAAAGTACCTACTTGGTCAAATGGTGTTGTACTTTTAACTAATATTCTAGTTATTTGTGCCTGTGCTGGTGTTGTGTACTTATATACTAATAAATCCGATGCGTTAGTAATTGCCATAATTATAGGATTTATATGTTTATATTAAGGATTTTGTTGTATCTGTCCTGTTCCTGTTAAAGAAATTGAATAAGTTGTGTTTTCTTCTACTCCAGCATCTACTGAAAATGATGTGATAATTGCGTCACCTCTGTATAACATACCTGATAGACCAAAGTCACACTCTACAGCTGCACCAGCTAACATAGTTGTAAATAATTCTTCAGAATCTGCTTTACCAGCCACTCCAGCTATTTCAACAAAGCCCTCTCCTGATAATTCCCAAGATTTCAGACCAGCTAAATTTTGTGCAAATCCCCCTGATGATTTTGTAGTTGAATCTCTTAAATCTAAAGATACTGATAATGATGCTGATGTACAATGTGCTATTTCTTGCTTCCCAGCTGATGTAGTAACGCTAAGCACTACGTTTGTTGCGTTTTGTATATTCGCCATTTTTACTGATTTTTGTGTTTACTAATTTAATTATTTATTCTTAATTTATATGTACTTTCAACGTAATAATATTTATTATCTCCGTCAAAATCTGTTGTTTGAGAATCTAAAACACAGCTTTGAACTTTAATTGTGTTATAAGTACCCTCAGCTATTTTATCTAATAAATGTTGCACTCTTACAGCTAAACTAATTGCGTCTGCATATTTAGACATAAAAGATTCTATTTGTAATGTCACTATAGTAAGGCCAGCCTTAGATGCTGTTTTTGTATTTACATTATCAACGCTTAATATATCATAATACACTCCAGCCTCAGGGCTTGATGTATAAATTGCGCTAGGCTGTATCTTTGCAGCTCCGCCTATCAAAGTTGTTAAAGTAGAGTCACCTGATAATATATTAAATATTGCTTTTCCTGTTTCTAGTCCTATCGCTGCCATTACTTTAAAAATTTCATTGCTGCCTTAAATACTTCTTCCTCTAGTATGTTTTCTACTTTTGATGTTTCTGATTCAAAAGCTTTTTGAACATATCTCCTCCCCTTAAAATTTAGATCATATCCTGTATCATTACCAAACTCAATAAAATGACCAATAAAACCTTTATCTTTAAATTTTCTTTTAACTCTAGGCCCTACATAAAGAGTTGCAAATTTTCTACTCTTACCTGTTATCTTACCTATAGATTGTTTTAAGCCGCCTGATTGTTTATAGTATTTAGCGTTTTCGTAATCTCTACCACTATTACCACCTAAATTACTTCTCATAGCCTTTACGAGCGGTGTTGCTGCTTTACGCATACCACTTAACAAAACTTTTCTAGTAACGCTTCTACTAGCTTTAAATAAAGCTTTTTGTATTCTTTGAGAGCCTTCTATGTTAGCAAATGGTTTCACTCTTTTGTTTGCCCTATTATTTCTATATATGCTTTATTGCCTTGCCCTTTATAGCTTACTCCTTGTATATCAAACACATCAGAGTTATATGTAATGGTATCTTTTGCGTTTATATTCTTTACATTGTCGCTGTATCTTATTGTAAACACAGCTTGTCTAATACTTTGCAAAATACCGCCATTTAATTTTTCTTTTGCTTGCACCCACTTGATAGATGCAAATTTATCTACGTTAGTAATTGATTCAGTAAAACCACCATAAGCGGATTCCTGAGAAAATGCTTTTAAATTTATTTGTATTTTATATCTAAATAAACCAGCGTCCATTATTCCCAAACGTAATTTTTGTACTGATTTATTATTCGTTCGTAACCTATTGGCAGCTCTTTAGGGCTTCCAAATGTTACCGCTGTTCTGTTATCGTAAAAATGACCTATCAATAAAAACATTGCCATTTTTAGAGTTCGTGTTTCGTCTGTGTTTTCAGGCTCAACACTATATTTAATTTCTATAGCATCAATTCTATCATGGTATCCAAAGTTTTTTATTATCTCTACTTTTGGCATACCCATATAATTAACAAATCTATAGTCGGTATCTTCTACCAATGTAGTAAGCACGTTACTATTATTGTAGTATTTAACGTGTCTGTTACTTGTACCTAATTTACCTGAGTATCGTAAATGAAATATTTTATCATTAGGACAATCTTCAAAGTATTCTGTTACGTCTAAATCAACAACTGCTGTATTAGTATCTTTTACAACTTGCATACGAGCTATCTTAATGAGCTCTGTGATATAAGCGTTATCGTCAGTATGGTCTACTCTCAGATAGTTTCTTGCCTCATCTAATGAAATAACTTCAGTACCTGAATAATTTTCTATTTTAGCTTGTTGAGCCATTTTTTGTTTTTAAAAAGAGGGTGGCGTTAACCACCCCCTATATTAATCAATTATTAGTTTACATCAACGAATCTCTTGAAGTGAGTAGTTGGTCGAGCAACCAAACCATCATTCATAGAGATAACAACTAATCGAG